GAGCCAAGGCATACAAATGATCCTCCGCCACCAGCAGCTGCACCAGATGCTGCAATAACTTCATTATCTGATGTATCACCAGGTGTTTGACCAACAACCATTTCTAGTTTTTGACCAACTGTTAAGTTAAACCTTGCGGTAATAACAGCGCCGAGCCCTGGATCAGTCAATGATCCATAGCTTCCCTGTGCACCGCGAGCAGTGATTTCGTAAATTCCAGTTGCTGGAACTGTCCACAATTGATATCCGTCTGCTCGACCAATATTAAAATTCGCAGGATTTGATGTCCAAGTAGCTGCGCTATAAGCAGAAAGCATCTGCGCTATGGTTGGACCAAACCTCCCAGCTTTTCCAGCAGTTGTAAATGTATGCGTTGTAAACGAATACAATACTTCTTTTGCTTGGAATCTCCCTTGCGGTCCATATGCTCCTCGAACTGTTGAAAGTAGAGGCATAACTCCTCCTAGAAGTTGTTCATTGCTCCGCCGTATACGATCCAAGATCCGCCGCTTGTGCGCATCATTGTAAACGTAAAAATATCAATTTTCCCAGCACCATTTGTTCCACTTGGAGCAGATCCACCAGCCCACTTAAGCGTCTGAGTTGATCCGTCAATTTGGAACGTTGTTGGAATATAACCAGTAGAGCCTTGAGTTACGAACACGTTGATGGTCATTACTCGGGATGCTGTGGTTGGCACATTCGTTACGTTAAATGTCATTGCACCAGTTGGCGCAGTAGCAATGTAATAAATGTTCCCTGATGTCCAGTTAAGAGTTCCTACATTTGATGCAAGTGTAACGTCAACAACTTGTTCACGCATTTCCTGCACGTCTGTGGTTCCAGTAAACGAAGATCCGCCAGTAAATGTTACTAGCCCACTAGCAGAAATTGTTGAAGCTGTTAGCGCACCAGTTTGGAAGTCTCCATTAATAAGACCAGCTTCGCTAAAGTTAACGGTGTTGGATGGCTTGGTTGTTGCCTCTTCGAATACTTTGATAATACCATCAGAAGCATCCCTGACCATTCCGCCGAATCGTCGCTTTGCCGAGACCGTGACGGAACCAGCAGGTGAAACAGCTGCAGACGTGACGTTCGCTGCTGTCTTCTGATATGTAAACGTCGTCGTAGTAGGCACGCTGGCAATTGGATAAGTTCCGTTAAAAGTTGCATCAACACCAGTGATTACTGCAATATCGCCAATTGAATACCCATGGGCAGTCCCAGTGGTAAGAGTTGCAATATTTGAAGTGAGTGCTTTATTTGTAATTGTTTTTGTTGATGGTGTAGTCGGAATACCGTATTCAAGAACAATACCAAGGTCAACAACATCTGTTACGTTGTTAGATCCAACAGTAATCGTTGCGTCTTCAACTGCAAGGTTGTCCGTTGTTACTGAAGTCCCAGATCCACCAAAAGAAATTGCACCTTGGATGTTAACATCGCCCTGGATGCCAACTCCGCCGACTACAGTAAGTGCTCCTGTCGTTGGGCTTGTTGATGCGGTTGGAATTTCGATATGGATATTCTGGTCTGGCGTAATAACCATCTGGGTATTGTCGCTTGACAAACCTCCAGCGGCAAATACGATCTTGTTTTGAGCGCCGTTAGATCCCGTGGCGAATACAAGGTTCCCATCGCCAGATGTTCCAGCTGGTGCTTCCATGAAGACGTATCCATCATGACCACCAGTGATAGTAAACTCTGGATCAGAGAAGTTTGCTGCAGTGATCCCCATGTCAATCCAGCCAGAATCATCTGTACCGTTATTGGCATAGGCGATAAAGTCTGTGGAAGAGTCAGCGCTGTTTCCAGTATTTCGGAATGCGATTTGCGCATAGTCAGTCGCAGAAGTCTGAACGACAGCCTTTGGGTTTGTTAGAGAATCATAGAATGTTGATGCGCCAGATCCAGCAAGAATACTGTCAGAGGAAATAAGGTCATCACCAGCAGTGATATCTCCACTTGTAGTAACAGTAGTTACAGATGGATTAGTTGTCCACTGAGTGACTGTACCGTTATTGGTGAGGATATATCCAGAATATTCATTAGCTACATTAACACCTTCAGCAAGTTTATCCCAATAAGCTGAATCCGTTGGAGAATTTCCAGCAGCAGACTCTACGTTCTTGTAAACGTATGAGCTTCCGTTATATAGCACTACATCATTTCGCTCATAGGTCGTTCCAGAGCTGTATGCACCTTTAAAGTCAAACCTAATTTTACCAAGATCGATTAGCTCAGCCATGTTACCTTACCTCCATTAGAAGATGCCCACTGGCACTAAAAGAAAAGACCAGCTTATTTTGTGTCCACACCCACTGGTCATAGTCTGAAGAACGATTCGTAAGACCGTTCTCTGGGAGATAGACTGCAGTACCATCTGCAATTTTATTAATTGTTAGCGTACCGTCGTCTTCCAGACGAAAGCCATAGAACGCCTTTCCGAGTACGTTCTTTCCGCCAGCAATGAGGATTGGAGTCAGAGACTCCTTAGATCGTGCGTATGCCATGCTGACTCCTTATAGCTGGTCAATGCCATTGACAACAAATGAGGTATGACCATTTGTTGCTTTGACATAGATTTTGTCAGTATTGATAACAGCGAAGCGATATGTTTCGTAGCTATTGGATGGCTCAAGTGTTAAATTGTGGGCGATATACCCCCTGCTCGACTCTGTGTTATCGTTCAGAGGAGCGATCCAAACATATACCCTTGAGGATTCCACCTGACTTTTATTTGTTGCAATCACAGATACAAGATAGGTCGATGCGGAGGTAAATGCAACGGCATCGGTATCTTCGGCTGGATTTGAAATAGCTAGCCTAGTAATTTCTGCCATTATGCCCCCATCCACCAGACTGTTGCAATGCCGCCTGAAACCAAGCCGCCGCTGTCAATCGTGGCGTTAACCCATTTAGTCCCATCATATTTCAGATATTGCCCAGCCTCAAGAGAGGTAATGAGCACATTGTGCAATTCTTCTAGTTCAAATCCGTTTTGTATGTACACAAAAATCTCGCCATTTGCGTCGATTTTAGGAACAAATCCAACAAGAACTGCGTGATTTGGTACTGATGGTCTTGTACCAGTAATACCACCAGGTGTTGTGGCAGAAAGCCATACTGCTTGTCCAGCAGTTAATCCAGTAGTATCAACATTTTTTAGCAAACCAGATACAGTCAAATACCCAGTTTCGTTATTTGTAATAGTTTGACGAACAATCCCTACCGTTTTAGAAGATGTTGATTCACCGCTAGCGGATGCTAGCGCAACAGTTGGAACATTTCCGCTAGCTCCGTTGATGTAGACAACCTGACCCCTGGTTAATGTTGAACCAGTTAGGTTTTTCACAAGCAATCGGAGCTCATCGGCAACGTTATCAATCCATTCAAGACCGCCAGAAACGGTACTATTCGCCGAAAGGATTTGACCATTTGATCCAACAGCTAAACGGATTGGAGTATCTGATGCCCCACCTACAATCAAATCGCCTTTCGCATCAATGATTGTATCTGGGATGCCAGACCCACCTTCTGAGGTGGCTCCAAGGTCTATCCACAAGCCATTAGCACGGGCATAGACCTTGTTAAGATCTGTGTTATAGTACACGTCTCCATCTGATGGGGAAGTAGGCTCTGAAGCGTACTTCGGCAGATTTAGACTGGCTGTAAACTTGGGCATCTTAACCTCCTTAGGTTATTAGCCGATTACTACAACGCGGTAGTCTCCAGCGACACTGCACATCACAGTGATTGCGCTGGTGGTTGTGGTCACTACATCTGCAATGACCATCGCGTCGGTAGAGTCGTAAACGTTAACGATTACGTTCTTTGTGCCGAGCGAGTGGGTGATTGTCTTATTCTCACCAGCAGTCCACGTTGCCGTGACGCTGTAGCGAGTCATAAAACCAAGGTTTGTCTTGGCACCAGCCGCATCAGTTGCGCCAGTACCGCCGTTTAGAACTGGTAGTGTTCCTGTAACCGTCGAGGTTCCAAGATCAACAGCTCCAGTTGCAAGCTTTGCTGAGCCGATGCCGCCGTCCTTAACGCGCAATGCATCGCTTGAGACTTCAATCGTCGAGTTATCAACGTTGACATCAAGAGTATTGCCAGACTTGCTAAGAGCAGAGCCAGCAGTAATCTGACCAGCGCCAGAGAACTGAGCCCAGGTAAGAGGAGTGGTGCCAAGGGTGACAGACCCGTTAGTGGTTAGAACCCACCCGCTATCAGCCTGAGATCCTTCCTCAACAAAGGTGAATGCACCAGGAGTGACATCTCCACCTGAATCGAAGTCGGTTGCTCGTACAGCAGCACCAGTAGCCTGAACGACGTAAATGCCGTTCTCTTCTGGGTTTGCTTGATTCTTGACAAGTACGCGATTGCCAGCAACAAGTGTGACCGTATCAACAACATCGCCAGCTTCAAGATCTGTCGCAAGTGCGAGCGTTTCAGTTGTTGCAACTCGAACACTCTCTTTTACGTCAAGCCCAAGTCGTGATGCGTCTACATATGCCTTAGTTGCTGCATCCTGAGCATTCTGTGGGTCAGCAAGACCAGTAATTCGGTTGCTGCCAAATGCTACGTTAGTATTTGGAGTTGCAAACTCATCAAGACGATACGCCTTAACAGTTGTTGCAAGATCAGAGATTGTGCTAGCAGCTTGTGTGCCAGTATGATTTGCTCGATCTAGATACCAAGTACCATCTTCACCATCAAGTTCGTCTGCATTTGAAGCCGTACCAATAAGATCTGCGCTGATTGTGCCAGCTGAGAAGTCTCCAGAGGCATCTCGTTGAACAAGAGTTGATACGGTATTTGAGCTCGTTGCGCCATTGACAAGGTTGTAATGGGCAGAGGACATTGACCCAGCGCTGTCAGCGTCAGCAGCGTCAATTGATACTGTGGCAGTTGTTCCTACCGTGCTAACTTGAATTGGCGCTGTGCCAGAAACTGTCTTAATTGCGCCGTCATCGACTGCAACCCAGGCAGTTCCATTATAGTACTTCAAAGTGTCAACGGTCGTATCGTAAACAATTTGACCATCGACTGGCGAAGCGATTGCATTGATTTGAGTCGTCGTGAGGTTCTGAATGCGGGCATTCTGAAGCTCATTCTGGCTCAGGTTTAGATTAGCGAGAAATTTTGTAGCCATGTCTACTCCTTAGTTCAGAAATGCCTGCCCTGAGAATGTCCCAGAGAAGCTAACAGTGAGGCTATTATTGGAGACGTAATTGACTTCTCCATAGACCACATTACTTGCGCTATCTACAACCGAAACGGAGGGATAGCAAGCAAGATTATGAGTAATTGTCCAGCTGCTTGCTGGAACATTTTGATTATGAATGTATGTAGCGTGTGAAGCACCAGATGGACCTTGTGGTCCAACCTCACCCTGGATTCCTTGCGGACCGACCTCGGCGAGCACTACCTCAAAGGCATTTGTCTGAACTTCGACTGTTAGATTTTCTTCGTCCACGACTACTACATTGGCTGGCTGCTCAACTGTAGTATTCGTACTCATCTGGTTACCTCCGCGATAATCTCAACGGAGCCACGCAAAAGCCTTGTTACTTCCCCTCCAGAAGAAGTAAGTTCTAGGTCATACACTCCCTTTGGCATCTCTGACAATAGTGCGGTAACTTCGTCTTGTGCAACAATTGTAATCGTTCCAGCGGAACCGCCTAACGTGATGCGACCATTTGCAGTGCTGCATTCGAGCACAACGTCCGAATCTCGGACACGCTCACGCACTTGCATTTTGGCAGTGTAACCAGTAAGATTAATTGGGACCCCAGCGGAATCCTTCCATGTAATAACTCGTCGGAAGGTTGCGCCTTGCTCGATAATAATGTCATGCTTTCCAGCAGGCATATGCCCTCCTAAGTTTTGATAATAAAGTTTAGTCGTGTTGCTTTTGGTGAAATTGCAGTACCACCATACGTCGCAGCTCCAGTGGCAGTCGTATCTGTTCCAACAGTCCCAGAAACTGATCCGCCAGCTGTTGTCGCAAACCCAGCCAAAACATTGATTGTGTGGTCGTGGCTTGGAACGTTTACTGTGTGCGTATGCGCTGTGGAGTTTGTAGTCCATGCAGAAGCTTGGTAACTGTGAGTATGCGTTCCTGATGGAACGCTTACTGAAGTACCAGTTGAAGGGAACAATCGAGATGCAGCAGCACTTGGAGCACCAGTACTTTCCACTGCATTGGGTGCAGTATGTGTATGTCCAGTAGATCCGCTATCAAATGCTGCGATATCTGTTGATACTGAGTTTATCCCAGCAGCATCATGTGTGTGAGATGATCCACTAAATGATCCACTGAACGTATGGCTATGAGAAGTGCTGTGAGTATGTGCCCGATCGTTTGTAATTGTCGAGTTTGGTCCAATTGTTCCAGTAGTGTTCGACCAGGCCCCAACAGTCGTTAAACTGCCTAAAAACCTGTCTCTCATGTCTGGGGTGGTAAAATTTCCCCCTGGAGACCCGCCTAGGAGCGCTCCTAAGGCTGGATAAGTGTTATATGCGTATAAAGTGCCATCGCAGAAAAGCCAGCCCGTAGGAGCCGTTCCTGTAAGCCACCCGACTACAGAGCCTGTTGGAGCGCCAGCTACCCCTGTGATAGCCCCAGATGAAATCTGAAGATAAGGGGTACTTGTTGCTGGTCGCACTACGGAATCGATCCAACGATCTTCTCCGTCAATGCAGGCGATTACCTGATCACCAATCGAAGGCATCTGCAGCCCGCGAACACGGAAGTTTGCAGAAGTCGTATCTGATCCAGAAAGCTTAACCGTAATCGCTGAGGTTGCAGTATCAACTGCCGTGACCTCTGCGAGGTAACGATTGACAAATGCATTAGACCCAAGCTCGTTACGGACTGCCTCTTTTACAAGGTTCATCAATTCGGTAGTAAATACCTTATCGCCAATCTCAGCCATTACAAAGCCCTCAACTTCTTGACGTTCAATACCTGTCGGCTAGAGCGCATAGGAATATCAAACGAATCGATACTGTACCTTTGTCCTTGGAGCCCAGCGTTTTTTTCGGTAATCTCGATAACGTCATGACCCTCAAACAAAGGGTTGACAATCAACGGCAGCTGGATAGTCTCTTCTACAACTAGGTTCTTTGACAGCTCCACCATCGCACGGTCGAGACACTGTTGAGATGTCTTTAGAGTCGTTGTGCGAATAATCTTTGTTTTGTCGCCAAGCTCGGCGATTGTTAGACCAGTATTGGATCTTCCATTATATTTTCGCCTAAGGGCGGCGGTGCTAACGTCAGTGCCAGTTCCCTCGATATACTCACCACGCACAGCAGCGGTTCCATCTGGATTATCTCCAGTTACAACAATGTGATTGTAGATAGTGTGTGACGACTGAGCCTTAGATAGCCCAAGCATAATCGCATTATCGCCAACTGCAAAGCTTGCGTCTGGAGCGCTGCCGTCAACACCAGTATATGGTGGAAGCGTCATGTCTCTTGTGACCAAGTTACCATTGACATCGAAATAGATATCAATGGACCAGTCGCTACACCACTTCTTTAGCTTTTCACCGACGTTTTCGCCGATCTCATAGCTCAAAGTTACGTTTGTTTGCTTCTCTGATGCAGCTCTCCCAGAGAGCGGATCTAAAGTAAGCCTTGTGGATGGAACGCCATACGTCGCTGCAAGCTGAGTAATGACAGTATTGATTGCTGTGCCGTTTGCCCAGCCGCTACTGCTACTAAAACTCGCCATCGAGAAGTTATCCCACTGGTCGCTTCCGTCGATGTTGATAACGGCAGCGCCATTCTCAACGATAACCTCAGCACGATCAACAGTGAAAATTCCGAGAGGAACGTAGGTATAATCCCCACCGATCTTCAAGCCATATTCAATCTTGATAAGCTTATCCCAGTAGAATACTGAGCTACTATCTTTTGGCGTATATTGACCGTCTTTGTCGATCAGACGGAGCTGACACGTTCTCCGTGTCGCTCGGTCTGTATCGACATAGACAACTCCCTCAATCGTTGAGGCTGTCACCTCTTCGATTGGGACTAGGCTGCTGTTCAAGGCAGTAACCTTAATCTTTACGTCACGCACAGGCGCAAGAAGCGCCTCTTTGAATTCCGAGAGATTAGGGATGCCTGTATACATTAGTCAACCTCAATATATGAAACTGATAGCTGCACAGTTCCTGCTGTGGAATACTGATAAGATGGAGTTCCAAAATATACTTTATACACATCTCCAAATGGAGTTTTCAAGTACAAAGGAACGGCAAGAGCAAAGAGTTCTTTAATCTTTAGCATTTTCTGTGCCGTCTCATCGTGCGGAATATACGCGCTGATATTCCCCTCTACGCCATATTGACCATATCGCACAACAACCTTTTTACCTCGACCGAACGGCTCGAAGACTTCTTCTTGGTATGGATTTGTGCGATCTTCGCTGTTCACATAGAGCTCAACGCCCAGCGATTCGTTATCCTCATAAACAATCCACCAGTTGTCAGATTCAGACGCTGCTGTAATAGCTGGCGTTGCATCAATATCAGAATCAACAGCATTAGATCCAGCTGGTTGAGAGGTCTGAGTAATTTTATACTCATACTTTGCGCCAATGCCAGAGCTAAAATCAACATAGTCAATAGTTTGAATGTCGTCTATTGATGTCACAAGAGTAAAATTATCTGCCGTATTAGAAGTTTTTCGGTAGATATTATATTTCACAAATGATGCATCCGATGACTGATTCCAGTGAAGAACTAGACTCCCTTGACCCTGAGTGATATAAAGACCAGTAATAATTGCTGGAGCATCCCATAGCGCAAGATAAGTTGCTGAAATTGTTGCAGACTCAACATCGTCTGAGTCAGTCACTGTAACCTCAAATTTATACGTTGCGTTATTCAAAATAACATTTTCTGGGGCATCAAACGATGCAGAAGATGTTAGGATAAATCCACTATCATAACGTACAGCATTTGAAGCGCTGGTTTCAATAATCCTAAGCCTTCGGCTTTTTTGTGCCTTAGAGAATGCACCAGTATAGGTGTAGCTCAGCAAAGGCAGCGGATTATTAATTTTACCAGTCGTCAAGTCAGAAGCGTCTACAGCAAGACTTGAGATGGTCGGACCATCTGTGGGCTTGAACGCAACATACTCGGAGTACGAACCAGTTGCATTCGATGCTGCAGAGTTATCGATGTATTGTGATCGGTATCGGTACTGAACATTCTTTGTCAGCGTCGTACCACCAGCTCCAGCAGTTGTCGTTACACCAGATGCACCCTGAGACAGGGTGTTATCGGTGCTGGATAGACCAGCAGTCTTAGTCATTGTGTACATCACTACAGAGTCGCTTGATCGGCTAACTTCAATAGATATCGATGTCGGTGAATCTGTAAATCCATTCGAAAGATCCTGATCAGAGAATCTTGCAGTAATTTGTGGATTAATCGACGTGATTGCCTGATTGTTTGTCGGGCTAATGTTTTGAGCAACTGGAGCTGAATTTGTCCAAAAGACAGACTTGGCAGACTCAGGTTGCGTAACATTGCTTGTATCTCGCCAGACTACAGACCATTGATATCTTGTTCCCCATTCTAGCGCTGGAGTTCCAGCGTAGGTATATGGAGTGGATAGAGTGGTAGCACTTGGACTTACCGCCGTAGGTCCAATTGTACGAATTAACGTACCATTGGTATCATAGATCTTCAGCGAATACTGATTCATAAGCGATGGAGTTGTGAAATTGAACGAAGGAGTAAGAGTTTTTACCCATCCAGTTCCGCCAGAGGTTGCTGGTGTCATATCTGTAACACCCGCAGCATCCGTCACAAATGTTGCTTGCGAAGAAGTGCTGGATGAAGTTCCATTGCTATCTTTTACAACAGCAGTCCAGTAATAAGTAGTACTGTAGCTTAGATTAAAGTACGTCGTACCGCCACTACCATACTGTTTAGTAAAAGATGCAACACCAGAGGCAAAATCCCCACTGTCCCACATCATTACGTTGTCGCTAGCCCTATAGACTCGAATCCTTGCAAGCGCGATATAATCGCCACTATCTGGGTCAGAGGCGCTTCCGCTCAATGTCGGAGTTAGGTTTGGGACAACAGTTGATCCAGTTGGCGTTAATCCAGTTGGCGTATTTGGCTTTGTGTTCTGCTTAAACGTATCTGTCCCAGATGAATATGGACCCCAAGTTCCAGACGAATCTGCAGTCCTGGCACGCCAATAATATGTCGTATTGTAGGCGAGTGCCGCAGTGTAGGTATAGGCAAAGCTTGAACCGCTTGACGTAACTTCACCACTGTCCTGTACAATTGTTGTAAATCCAGAATCGCTTGCGATCTGCACCTGGTACTTCGACATTGTATCGCCAGCATCTGGATCACTAAATGTTCCAGAGAGCTGCTTATTAGAGATTACTGAACCACCAGTTGGAGATAGATTGGTTGGTGCATTTGGTGCAGTATTTGAATTTGATGTTATCTCAAGCTGCGGAGGGTTTGAACCCTCAATAGATTGAACCTGCGCAAAAGAGCTAGTGCTCCCTGCAGACTCGTCATCAATCCTAAGAAGGAAACCCCTAAAGGTGAATGTTGCTTTATTAGCAAGCACCCACTGCATTAGAGATGTAACATTAATGTTAATCGGTGTATTATTTGCAATAACACCGCTAAGGGGATATGATGCATATGATGGAGTAGTAAGGAACGTCCCATTCGCAAACTGTGTTTCCCAGTTATACCCAGACTTAGATGTCCATCCAGAAGCTGGGAATGGGGTACCGCCACCAGTATTCACAATTGTGTTATTTGCAAGATAGACACGAATTGTCCTATTTGTCGAGTTGCCAGAATTTCCTGCATTATTGGTTGATGTTCCACTGTGATAGTACCAAAGCTTTAGCGTAGCATTGGTAATGCTGGTTATACCAGTAGTGGTAAATTCGTTAAAGTCAATTCGTGCACGCCAGACATATTGACCGTCTGCGCTTACCCCGATTGGAGACATGTAGCCAGTGGCGTTCCAATCGCTCGTGTATCCAGAGCCATTTGGGTTATTGATCGCCGTAGCGTCTGCGCTTGCGATTAGTGCCATGCTACCTCCGATGTATTGGGGGAGGAGCCGAAGCCCCTCCCCCGTGAACTATTGCGTCTTGATTGTGTGCTGCAAGTTAGTGATGAAGACATCACCGCTGAGCAGCTGTGCAACCTCTGCAGCCGAGGCATTCTTGAGAACGCCATTCGGATCTGTGACGACGTGATTGATTGTCAGTGTATTGTTATTGCTTCGTGTTACCGAAGAGCTAGCTGCACCACCAAGGATTGCATTTAGCCGAGAAGCCTCAGCCGCAAGTGCAGACTCACGGGACTGCATGCCAGCAATAAGGCTATCCACAAAACTCGCACCGACAAGCTGAGTTGTCGACGCAAATGCTTCAATAATTGCAAGAACGCTATTGACTGCGGTCTGGAGAGAATCAGCAAGTAGTGCTGGGTCCCCACCAGTCTCAGTCGCTAGCTTGAAGAACGCATCGAGGGCACCAGCAATTGCCTGTGCAGCCTCAGCCGCGTCCTTCGCCATCTGAATCATACCGACAGGCATCGCAGCGGCGATATCCGCCATCTTCTTAATGCCCATCTCGATCCAGCCAAATACCTTGTCGTAATCGATCTCTTCCCTGAATTGATCAACAAAGTCCATCTGCTTTACGAATGCATCATAGGTCCCGCCGACTGCATCAGCAATCGCTTTCGCTACCATTGCAAACGTATTGACAACTTCCCACTGATCTTTATTCAACGAGAATCGACCCATTGAAACGAGCATCTGGCGAATTGCGATCTCGATTGTATCTACGACTGCTTGAAGCATGCTCGGCAGCGGTCGCACATAGTTTCGTAGATCTTTGAATGCACCGATAGCCGCACCGATAGTGCCAAGGACTGCGTTAGCAGCTTCGGCAAATGCCTTCGCCTTATCGAGCATTGGCTGAGTTGGAGCTGATGCAAGCTGTCTTGTGAACGCCTGCACAGCTTTTCCAATGTCAGCTGCAATTTGCTTGAGTACTCGCTCTGGAGGATTGTATACTCCAGTTGCCATTGAGTTGAACGCATCAACTGCAGCGCCAACAGCGCCAACGACTGCGGTTGCAGAGTCAGCATAGAACTGAACGATAGCAACTTGGCTACCAGTAAACTTCTTAGCTTCAGCAACCATTGCAGTCATTGCAATGGACATATCTGTAATAATTCGCTTAATCGCCGCTGGTTTAGGAGACTTGTACTCCGCCAGCTTTGTTGCGGCTTCAACCATACCGCCAACAGCGGAGGCTACGCCTCCAACCGCAGTGGCAAAGTTTCCTACCTTGTCAAGCGTTTTATTAGAGAAGGCTTTTGCATAAGGTGCAGCCAGCTTGATTGCAAGCTTCATTGCCTCTGCAACTTCGCCCATCGTCTTACGGATCAACGCCTTAAGGTTCAAGCCTTCAATCTTGTAGAGAGCCTCAGCGAGGCTTGCAGCCTGTTGAGCAAGCTCGAGAGCTTTTTCACGAGCAGACTGCTTGTTGCCTGTAGAAGTACTACCGCCGCCTCCGCCACCACCACCGCCATTTGTAGGCGTTGGCTTTGGCATTGCGCCGATAGTGCCAAGTGATTCCCGCTCCATTCGGCGGAAGTCAACTAAGGCTTCAGCTCTTGCGAGATCATTTGTCTTATTAACCAGTTCAACTAGCTTTAGACGTTCTGCCTCGAGCTGCTTAATACGCTCTTCGTTCTGAGCTCTCTGTGGTCCATAGAGTCGATCAGACTGCTCCTTTAGGGAGAGAATCTGAAGCTCTACTTCTTTTAGTTTTTCTTTGTTTTTATCAAGAGAATCGTCGTTAAGTTTCTTTAGCTCGCCAGTGACGCTGTTAATAACATCGCCTAGCCCGCCAAGAACATCACCAACAAATCCGAATGCTGCCCCTAGGACATCAGCCGCTATCTTGAGCGGTCCTCCGTCCCCAAAGAGCTTGCCAAACTGAATTCCAACCCATCTACCCATCTCAAAGAGTAAGCCGAGGGCGGAAGTCAGAACGTCAACTGCTGATACAACGACACCAAACACATCTCCGAGTGTCTTCATGACACCAGAAAGAGCTTCGGTTTCGCTCTTGCCTCCACTGATTGCCTGGAAGAATCCAATAAGTGCTCCAGCAACCAGCGAAATAAATGCCTGCCATGTTACAGACAGGAATCTTCCAAATTTAGCGATACCACCTAGCACTCCACCAAGTACTTTAGTGATGCCACCCATTGCAGCAGTGGATACTTTTGCTCCAGAACTGATTGCAGCGAATGGTGCTTTAACCTTGGTAAGGAGACCGCTAAAGAGATTGCGCATAAATCCAAGTGTTTTTGTAAATGGATTTATATCTCGGATAGATGTCTTTACGGCTGCTGATGTACCTTCTGCTACCACTTTAGTTGTGGCTGCAGCAGCTTCTCCAGCTGCACCAAGACCAGTCATCTTTCCGACGAGAAGTCCGATTTCTTTAAATGCTACTCTTGTTACAAGCAGGATTGCTCCTACGAGACCAAGGATAGACCCGCCAACAGTAGCGATAACGCCACCTAGCACTGTGATTTGAGCAATTGTGCTAACCAGCTCTGGGTTTGCTTTTGCGAATGCATCGAATCGTTGTGCGATGTCAGCAAGAGCGTAAGAAAGTTGTTCAATGGCTGGCGCAAGAGCCTCACCAAACGTAGCCTTGATATTCCTAATGGAATTATCAATTCTCCCAAGTGCAGCTTTTGTTGATTTTCCGACGAGATCTGTTGCGCTTGCGAAGAGTTCTCGTGCCTTTGCAGCGTCTCCAACACCCTTGGTATTGTTACCAATAGCTGTGGTGCCGCGTTCCATTGCTTCGCGCTCTTTGTCGATAAGTTGCGTAAGTGCAGGAACCTCTGCCGCAGTAGCGATAATACCAAGGATATTACCACGTTGCTCTTGGTTCATTTTTCCTGTGACGGTTGCGAGAGCCTGGATATATCCCTGCATCCCGATAAACTCGCCCTTAGGGAAAACAAGATCCTTAAAGCTCTTGTTCAAACCAAGTTGAGACTTAACTGCTTTATCTAGCGCAACTGTTGCACGGTTTGCAGGATCGTTGAGCTGCAGGAACATCTGTCGGACTGCGCGTCCAGCCATTGTTCCACGGATACCGCTATCCGCAAGCAGCGCAAGAGCCTTGAGCGTGTCCTCAAAGGATACGCCTGCTTGGTGCGCAACTGGACCAAGCATCTTGAGTGATTCAATAAAATCTGGGAATTCTGCTGCCGTTTTTTGTGCTGCATAGTACAGCTGCTCAGTAACAGTTCCAGCATTTTCCATTGGCATAGCGAACTGATTGAGCACGCCATATACGCCCTTAATGGTTGTTTCCATATCGGACGATGTAATGGCTGCTGCATTCATGATGGGCGTAAGTTTGCTCATCATGTCGTTCAAATCGCTTGTACTATCTACCGCAGAACCAGTGGTTGATGCGAAGAAGTACATGCCCTTGGCGATATCTTCAGATGAGAAATATCCCATCGTTTCGGCGAGCCGCTTGGCACGCTGATTCATCTCGTCGACCATGACAGATGAGCCACTTGTCGCGGCTGCTGCACGGAGGACTTGATACTCGATATTGCCAAACGCCTCAACAGATTCTCTGCCGAGGACCTTGAGCTGATCACCGTAGTTCTTTAGCTGACCACCAGCAATCGTAAGCGCGTAGGCTTGACGACGAGCTTGGTCAATTTGAGCCTGTTGCGCAGCAATCTTTTGCTGTCGCTCTTGCTCTGCCGTAAGTTGCTTTTGTGTAACAAGGCGAAGCTTTTCTGATGTAGTAAGCTTTGCCTCTTCTTCTTTAGTGAGTTTAAGTTTTTGCAGACCGCTAGAAAGCTGACCATTAATCCCGACAAGAATTCTATCACGCTCAGTTTCTTCGCGCTTTAGATCCTTATTGTAGCGGGTAACAGCTTTGGTAAGCTCAGCTTCGGCTGACTTTAGGCGATTCTGGGTTTCTCCGAGTCGCTTAACTCCAGCCTCATCAGTCGCAAGAACTGCGCGTAGGTCGTATTCTTTTCGGAGATCAGCTACCTTTGCTCGAAGATCTGATACAATTGTAGCCTGCGTACGGAGTTTTTGTTTGTACGCTTCTGCATTTGCAGAGATGTCACGCCATGTTCCATCTACCTTGAACAGCGCAGTGCTGATCTTAGGAATTGAATTGGCAGTATTTGTTAGAGCACGCTGTAATTGTTTTGCCTCTTTGTCACTCAGCTGCCTACGAAGTTTTTCGGCACCTGTTGCTGCACGCTCAAATTCTTTCCCGAGCGACTTGCTGCCCATTGTAGTGACAAGGGTCTTATGTGCGCTTTCAACCTGCTTGATATCTTTGGCAAACTGAGCGCCAATTGAACCTTTTGCAGGAAGAGGCATATTTGCTGGAAGAGCAAGGATTTGCCCAATCCTCTTTGCAAACTTCTCGTATTCGCCTTGTAGTTCCTTAGGTGCAAACTTCTTCCAAAGCGCACCCATATTCGCCGCTGCCTGAGCAAGCGGCTGAATATCAGCTTTTACTCTTGCATTAAATTCAAGATCTGCCATTTGCACCTCCAGAGAAAGTAAAAGATGCCCACACAGGGGATAGCCTGTGCGGGCATCTAGTGGCTACTTCGACAGCGACTTATTGGAGCCTAATCGTTCGCCATACATAAACTGGGCGAAGGCATCAACAATATAAGATGGCTGATCGAGCAGTCCTCCCTGGTATGGCAAGAAGGAGTATCCGACAGGTACATAGACCATACGGATCTCCGTTTGTTTGCCTCCAGGCTTCGGTACTTCATGAACTACTAGCTGCCGTGCTCGGCATTGGTCGTATAGGGCGTAAGCCTCAGCTAAACGTGGATACTTCTGGAGGATATTTGTCCTCTGGTATCCTTCCGCCGCCGCCTTAGCGAGGTCTACTGCTTTCCCGCTTCGTCACCGCTCAGTGACTGTCCGTTAAAGTGTTCAAATAGGATCTTGTCGATCCAGTTTGCAGCATCGCTAGGGAGCGAAAGATATGTATCTACGTTAGGTGTGTCGTCGACAGACCAGGCAACGACAAGATTTGTGAATAGGGTTTCAGCGACCGAACTGAGCATGTCGACCATCTCAGATCCAGTTTTTCCCGTGCTTGAACCATCAACGACATCACCAGGCATTACCCTGAGAATTGCGTTGACCTCTCGCTTCGAGAGATTCTGGCGCAGTTCGATCCAGTCGCCAGATTCGTGTTCATACTTCTTGGTAAGAGTTCGGTCAACTGGTCGAAGAAACTTTGAAGTCTTTTCAGTCATGGAAGTCTTAACTCCTCTTTCTTTATATTAACTTAGATTACAGGCCAGCGAGAGCAGCGCTCTTGCCATTTACCAGGGTCACCGTAGCGATTTCCGAGGCGTTTGGCTTAAGAACCGTGCACTCAACGTCTTGCGTAATGAAGTCGCCAGCGGAGATCGGCACACCGACTCGGCGGTACTTCACGCGAGGAAGGTCAACAGTCAGCTGGTTGTACACAGAGCCACCAATGAGTGAGCCCTTGAATACCAGAGATACTGAGAACTCGTCCTCATCGAGGAGCGCCTGATAGTCGCTCGTGTCCTGGAAGTCCATGGACATCGACATCGTAAGCTCGCGTGCACCAGAGGCGACGCGGCTATAGTTACGAGTCTGGCGAAGCGTACCAATGTGCTCAACGTTGTTGTTGATTGAGAATGTAAGATCCTTCACAGTTGCCTTGTCCGTGCCGTCGAACTGAACCTTTGCACCATTGAAGTGGAACGGCTGAAGCGACGTGGCAGCGTAGCTAGGCGTGAGTGGATCAAGGTTTCCACCGACAAGCGGCTTGGTCTGTCGGGTCGAGCCGTCAAGACCGAACGATGCAGTCACAATCTCACCGAATGAAGCTCGGAGCTCGAGCGTGTTAACGCGCACACCACCGTACTGGCGGATCAAGCCGTCCGTGCTGAGACCGTCGCTACCGCCAGTGTAAGCCTCAAACGTAAACGTTGGGGAGATAGCACCAGCAGTGAAGACGTGAGAGTAGCTGCTCGAAGCACCAGCGGTCGTTACCGTGGAAGCTGAGAAAGCAGACTTGAGCAGAAGCTCAATGTCGTCAGGAACAAGAGGCATCTCCAGCGTACCCGTCACGTTGAACGGAGCAGGCATGGCGAGCGTCATATCCTTTGAGCCACGGATCGTCATTGGGCTCAGGTAATCGTTTGTGTCGTCGAAGTTGAAGCTGTTGGCAGCGAGGAACTTACCAGCGGTAACGAACGTACCCTCGGTGGTTTCCTTACCGTAGGCGATATACCCTAGAGCGCCAACGCCAATGTTGTTAGCCATGTATTTTCTCCTTAGCGGGTAAACGCCTTCATGATCTGAAGGTTGACCCTTGCTGTTTTGACAATCGCATTTCCGCGATCTTGGATATCATAGGTTGTATCATTCACCATGATATCATTAACTAGTCCACCAAGCTGTCGCTTGTCTTGAGACCTAAAGTATCGGGAGATAATTGCGGCGGACTGGACAAGTTTCCGATCTCCCATCGCCTCTTCTGCGTCGACCTCGAAGTATTCCCTAGCATCAATCATCACGAGAAGATTGACTTCTAGAAACCTCTTGTCGTAAGAGGTAGTTTCTCCATTTGGCGACTCAGCAAGTGGCTCTACCATCACGCAGGGCATAAGGCTCTGCGGAATAACGCCAGGGTCACCGAAATAGACTGCTTTTACCTCTAGTACGTCTGAGAGACCACCGTCAGTGCGAGTCAGGCTCGTCAAATTTTTGATCTCTTGGATAAGACGGTCAATGATTTCTTCCACGGGCAGCTCCTATTACTTGAACTTTTCTACATACCCGTAGCTCTTCACAATTGCTGTAGATGATTTCTCTGTAGCAATCATATTCTGTTTAAAGGTTTTGTTCAATTGAGACTTAAACCTTTGGAAGTAACTATTAGTAAATTTAGGAACATAAGGTCGTGCTGGGACTTGTGCTTCATACTTGCGCATTCTTCCAGACTTTGGACCACGCAATCGGACATTTTCAAAGACTTGACTAAATCCGTAAAGATGTCGCACTTTTGGACCGCTCAACTGCCAGTAGAAAGAACCAGCCATTTGAGTCTCGCCAAGTCGATAATTTACGCGAGTCTGTAGTCTTACTCCATCCTTGGACACGGAACCACTAGACGAGTTTCCGCCCCTATTCCTAGACCTGAATCCGCCAGCTACTTGATAAAGTTTTCCACTATCAATAAGCGGGTGAGTAGGACCCATGATATTTTTCCCTTTAACCATTCTTGCAGCGACTGTTTTTCTTGCAAGTGGCTTGAACTTCTTTCTTGACGTTGGGTCAATACTCCGTTCTAGAGAATCTTGAATCTTTAAGCCAGTATGAACTGTCAGCATCTGAAAGGCATCTTGACTCCAAATTTTGAGATGTTGCTCAAAATTCTTCATGTGCTGACCTTTGTTATACTTGATCGCTTCTCTTTCAATAGTCGTACCAAAGAACCTTTGCATTCTTTGACTTACAAATTTAGGAGAAAGAGATATGCCAAATGCTGGGACGTTTTTTGCTCGATCCCACGCCATTAGACACCGATCCTTCGTCGTCGATAGATACTTAGAAGGTCAGCGATTTGCTGGCTGCTTAGAGGAATAATCTCTGGAGTGCTGTCTTGCGCTCCACCGTAGTCAGGCTTTACAAGTTCGCTCACAAAGAGCGCAGTAGCATGCTTGATTGCTGGTGGTAGCGTTGCGTATCCAGCAGTGTATACGATTGTGTACTTCGCGTTCGGAGAGAACACAGTAGCTTCGCTAGCTGGACCCAAGCGGACCTTACCAAACTTGTCGGTCTCGCTGGTTCGAACTAGAGTGCTAGGAGTGATAGTCTGTGTGGAAGGCGTAGTTTCTAGCGTTGTTTCGCTAATGGATGTTACTGAAATCAGCGGGTATTGAAGCGTCAGGTAGGTATTGCTACCGTCTCCAATAAAGTTTTCGGTATACGTCGTCTGCTCAAATACCCGCTCGCAGAAACTCTCTACCTGTTCAGTCGCAATCTCGATAAGAGAATCAAGCTGATCGCTAGAGTACTGGCGTAGAGCAATGCCCAGAGGCTTATCTTTAAACTCTGTGGCGGTAATGTACTTCCGCGCCATTGTACCTCCTTAGACTTTTCGTTTCTTTTTGTTACGGAATGCTTTCGGCATCAGCTTTGCAGCTGCAAGTCGAGCACGAGAGATCAACCGAAGTTTTCTTCGTTTGAATTGAATTCGCCCGCGTAACGCGAGGTCAAATTTCTTATTCGTGGCAAACTTACGAGTTAACTTTCGCCTATTTGTTATTCTCGAGAACGGTCGAGGCTTCGCCATTGAATGCCCTCCACAGTGCTGTGCGGTAGCTGTCCCATGAGAACTGCTTGGCACGGCTTAGACCCTTGGCTCGCATCTGCTCTCGCAGCGACGGGCTCAGGAACATCTTCTCGATCTCTGCCGCGATTGACTCAGGGCTGAGGTTTGCGTATCGGCTGTGACTCTTGTTTACTATCCAGTCATGCGGCTCAATGAGAATCCCAGCATCACCCACGACCTCGGCACCTGCGCCGTAGTTCGTGTGCGCCACTGGAAGTCCACAAGCCATCGCCTCAACAAGTGGCAGCCCAAACCCTTCTACCTGTGAAGGAAGAACGAAACAGTCAGCCATGTTGTATAGGTCGACAAGACCAGGATAGTTATGAGATGTTAACGCAACTGAGTCATTGTGCTTCGCATGCTTTCCTGAGAACAGCACGTTGTCTACAATGTCTAGTTGGTGAGCAAGCTGAGGGAGATCGTGTCCACCAAGATGGTAGTTGTCAAACGGCACGGTGTGCGCGTAGAGCACCACTTGCGGGTGCTTAGAAGCTACAATCTTGATCGCCTCGAATAGCCGAGGCCACTGCTTACGCTCAACGTTCTGAGCCACGTTCATGACAACAAACTTGTCATCCCATCCGACAGACTCACGAAGGAATCGTCGGTGTTCTGGCTCATACTGGTAGAAGTCATCAGATACTCCGTGATATGCCATTGTCGACTCAAGTCCATTTCGCTTGAGCTCGTCAACGCCATACTGTGAGCATGTAATGATCTTTAGGTTTGGTGTCTGGTGTAGAACCTGAACCCAGTTATAGTTCATCGGTGCACCCTCAATCGGCATATAGACCGTAATGGGGAGCTTAATCAGATCTCGGCGAAGTAGCCACATGACTACCGTCGCTGGGTCTGCGATGATGTGCACTGCATCGATATCATGCTTTTTTAGCGTGATCGATACGTTTTTCCAGCCGATTGCATCTTTCTGCATCGACTCAATTGGGTAATAGTAATGACCCTTGCCAAGATCACGCTTCTGCGTATCTTGACCTCCAATGACCACCAGCTGGTGACCGACAGACTTCAGGTGCTCTACAGCCACCGAGTTTACGATTCCAAAACCAGTTTTTATAAACGGTGAATCACCGAGCATGAGGATTTTCATGCTACTTCGTACCCATTCATCCGCATCCGATTGACCCAGTGGGTATTCTCGGCTGGGATGTAGGCTACTCCTTCCACGACTTCAACTTCTCCATCGTAGAATGTTTCAATGCAGTTTACTTTTTCCCACTGCTCTGGAGCGAGCATTTTTACAAAACCTTCTCGGTCTTGCTTAGGGCTATTATCCAGTTCTTCAGTAATAAACTCGATTGAAGTTTTCTTAGCCTTTGGCATCATGTGCCTCCTTTCGTTGGTGTGGTAGGGGGATGGATTTCTCCACCCCCCTAGCATCACCTAGTTCACGCTAAAAAATTAGATCGTGAAACCCTTGAGGCGCACAGGGCGACCCTCAAGAGCGAAGCCGAAGTACCCCTTAATGTAGAAGTCCTCAGCATCCTTCGTCTTGGCAAGCATCTCCATCGTGAAGTCCTGGTTCACAATGAGCTTGGCATCCGCACGGCGGAAGAAGAGAATCTCGTCTTCCTCGTAGTGGTCGTCCGTAACGATCGGCACGCCGTCGTACGAAAGAACGCGGAAACCAGCGCCGACCTCAACTCGGTCAAGGAAGCGCTGCTGACCCTGAAGAAGGGCATTGATCTTGCGGCGGACAGCGCGGCTCGTCATGATAACGTCAGCCTCGCCCTTCGTGTCGTCAAGAGCCTTGTCAATCATGGCAAGGGTCAAAGCGCCAGAAGCGGTGGTCGTACCACCCTCATCGCCTGGGGTAGAAGTATTGATCTGATTCTTGATGCCGACGATGCCAGCATTTGAATCTTCCGTGCCGTCGCCGACGCAGATCGCTTCCGCGAGTCGCTCAGCAATCACGCCCGAGTGGACGCGAATCTCTTCCTGCAGCGCGTTAACAACGCCACCAGCAGCCGCGATAAGCGGACCAGTGACCTCACCACGGGTGTACAGGTACTTGACGGTCTTTGCAACCTTCGCGTATTCCGAAGAAGTTGCAGCTGGGAGTGATCCACCATCGGTGCTGAATGCAGCCGAAGGAAGTGCGCTGCGCTTGCGGATCCAGTAGGTCTGGGTCGGCCAGTTGACGCGGGTCACAACGCTAAGAACAGGGGTAGCCTTGGCAACGTAGTCGCGGATTACTGGATCGACAACCTCTGGGAGGAGGTATGCACCAGTCGAAGCGACGGACGTGCTAAGAGCTCGCTCAATGTCAGCCATTGAAAGTCTCCTTAGTTTTATTATTACTTGTAGATATTACCGAGAGCGTACTTCAGCTTTTCCTCATTGCTCATTGCGCCGAGGTCTGGAAGTCCAGTCTCAAACTTTTCGCGGACAACGGGAGCAGGCAATTTGCCAGCAGGAAGCTCTTCGAGCTTCTTGATGTATTCAGCCTGCTTCTCGACTGTCTCGCGGAGGACTGCCGTGCTCTCGTCAACCTTAGCGGTGACAAAGGCGGTAATAGCCTCAGCGAGGTCGCGGCGAACCGAAACCCCATTAAAGTCCACATTCTCATCTGCAGGAGCATCTTCAGTCTTAGCGACTGGTGCTTCCTCTGCAGCCTGCGGTGCGTCGGGTTCGAAAACCCCGAGCGTCTCGAGTTGCCCCTTGAGCGCGTTGAACGCATCGACGAGCTTCTGTGCATCGCGCTTGGCGATACGGGCTCGCTCGACATCCTCAGTCTCCTCAGCGGGAGCAGCAGCCTCAACAGGCGCAGCCTCCTCAGCGGGAGCGGGGGTTGCCTCAACGACGGGGGCTTCGGTCTGCTCGGTCACCTGATCGGCAACGGGTTCCGCAGACTCATTTGCGGCGACGTTCTCAACCACTTCGGTTGCGTCGCTCTTAACGAGCTCTTCTGCCATATTTTCTCCAATCTCCTCACCCTCGATAGAGCGAGCGAGTACAGTGCCGAACGACGGAACCCACGAGGGGCGCGTCGTATTGCTAATTTCCTTCAGCTTAATCTTGAGGAATCGAATAACCTTTTCTCCAGAGGAGGGGTCATCAATCATGCGGTACTGGACACCATCTCCAGCGATCGACATCCCATACTTTTTACCCCTCTTAATTCGGCTATGCAAATATGCCGCTGCGGGGTTATCTGGGTGTAGGCGAACCTTGATGTTCAGCCTATAGTCGCTAGAAACAGAGCCATCCACAACTTCTCCAAGTTCGCGGAGGACACCATCTTTCATGTGA